TAAATACCCTGTCTTTTATACTCATAGCGTAAGGGATTTTATATTGCTATGGTTTTATTCGTAGTCATCGGAGGTGACAAACTCCTACTACACAATGATTGTTACCAAAGGGACGGCACTGCAACCCACTTCAAAACGTTCTGTAAATTACTGGTTGGTATCTCAAGAATAGTGACATTCTCAAGAAAACCAGCCTTAAGCAACTTGTTGAACAAGTTTCGAGAGATGAAGTAGTGCAATCCTTTATAGTTAATAATCATCGACGCCTTGTTCATGTGAACAAGACCGATTTCACTATACTGGATTGTCATACTTTTATTCAAAGAAAGCCACATATCTTATTGGGTCTTTACCCAATAACTTACATACGTCTACGAACTTCTTTGCAGTTATGCGAAGTTCGTTTTCAATTTGCTCCGTATCCTCAGGTATGTGCAATTCTACTGAACAACATCCACATCCTGTGGTTTGGACAGCAACCTGTCCATCATCTTTTTGCCAAGCTGTACTAATCATGGTTTTAAGGTTTAAAATTTGTTGCGGGAGAAGGACTCGAACCTTCGACCTTCAGCTTATGAGGCTGACGAGCTACCACTGCTCTATCCCGCAAGTAATAAGAGTTTTATCAGGTGCACTCATAACCTTTTTGCTACACGTAATAGAGAATTTCACCTCTGTATTATCACGGCAAGTTTGATAGTTCCTATATAACTTGCAAGGTAGCTGCTATGATGTTTGGTATCCGGAATGCAGCAGCACTATCCGAACTTAACACCCCCATGAATCCTTCCTAGACGTCTTTAGGAATGGTGGTTAGAGCATGGCGTTTCCCGTAACAAGTAACTACGAATAGTTACTAATAACCACAATAACTCTGCAACCCCTAGTCTTGCAGTGACGGAACTCTGTTTAATACTGATGCCTGAGTACTAGCATAAGGTAGATATTTACATCGTATACCTCAACGATGATCCATTTTCTCCACCACTGACGTATTCCTACGTGCGGACTTACATGGAGACCACTGTGTTCACTAGGTAGGATGACCTAGTGCATGATCAGGCTTCTTATAGTAGTGATTACCTAAAACTACTAGGTGGTAAGTCCACCCTGAAAGTAGAAAGAATTGGCCGAATCCAATCCTTTCTATATTTTTACACACTTGAAGAGGCCTACTCGTCGTATGACTCGCGTTGTTGACGGAGAGGCGGCAGCAAGTGGTATAAATTCTAAAGTGAATCTGTCTGACCGGTTATCTCTGTAACAAGACAACTCTTACATCCTTTTAACATCTGTGTTACACCAGAGGTTATTGGAGTGAGGTTTTCAGACCCACTATATATGACAGTCATAACTTTTATTTCGGTAGTTATGCCTGTTGAGATCTTTTGGGAGTGGTGGGTTGGAGTTGTCGTGCAACGCCCAATCATCCACTCACTCCCAACTCTTCCGTTGGAAATATCATCACACGATTAGAGGAATATAATAACTCAATTTATCCTCCTTTTGCAAGCAATGTGCTTGAGTATTACCTACATCCTCACCTTCGGATATAGGAATCGTGCGACCCTCTTATGAGGGATTTATCTCTGAATCTGTTTGGTGTTCTAACAGATCATCAGAGAGTATCTAATTCTACAACTTCAGTGATCAGCCAACCGCTAATCTCTGTACACCAATGGATATTTACAGCGCAAAGTCTATGATATCCAATGTACCTCTGAAGTTTCTCATATATTAACACGTTCGTCCAAAGTGGTCCTTGCCATTCTTGGAATTCATTTCCTGGCAATACTACTCCAACGAGTGTTTGGATTTGATTTTCTGGCATTTTAGTGTCCAACTGTATACTGCTTTATAAGTATACTTATTGGCACAAAGTGCCAACCCCCACACCGAAGTGTGAGGGTTGAGTACAAACTTACGGCTTTGTCTTAAAAAACGTAAATTTGTATTTGGTCTTAGGGACTGTTCGCCCTATCAATTCTTTCAGGGCTTCAATCGGATCGGGATTGTCCGATTGGGTTGCCTTATCCCGAAAAGTTTTATTGCTAAACTGTCGAGTGGGAACCGGCTCTGTGTTGAAACTCCAACCGATTGCACTTTCGATAAATTTATCAGTGCTGCCACCAATCGGACTCAAGTCTGAAATCGCTTTGGCGGAAAATTTCCAGCCACCACGATCATTGGTAATAACCTCATGCGTCAAGAGACCCATGGCTTTTACATTGCTAATCGTCACTTCACGGATTGCTCCACTTGGGGTACGCACCTCAAACCCCAACGATTTGTATGTTTGGTCAACACCATTTTCGTCTGGAATTACTGACGTAATGATGCCCCACCCTATGATTTCGCCCTGCTTTGGGGGAGGCGAATAGTCAATCGAAGCCTGACGCCTTTGGTCTTCGTTCTGACCAATGGCAATCCTGGCTTCAGCAACTGATCCCGCAAATTTTTCCATTTTATTCCTTTTTAATTGTTTGCAAGGATAAAGGTAATCGCAAACTTGCGGCCTTTTCCCTGCCCAAAAGGCTGGGGGTAGAATTGGAAACTGGACTCCCCCGCTCACAACATATATAAAAAATTTTTTAAAAATCTTAATGAGACCCCAGCCATTTCCAAATAAATAAAAAATTTTTAAAAAATTATAAAAAATTTTTATTTCCAATATATCACAGACCAAATATTCCACAAAAAGAATATTTTACATTTTTCTATTTTTTTAATTCGTATCTTTGTTGAAGATACATGATGTACGTCGTTTCACTCGTAGGCGAGTGCGATAGAGGTCATAGTGACATGAGTGAAAAAAATAAAACCAACTGCAGCGGAGCCTTCTAAACGCCACACGCAAATCGGAAATATAAAATTAACCTTAACAGAATTATATGAATGTAGAAATTGAGACAATTAAAACAGATTGTAATTACCTGTCCGAAGTTCTAGACACCCTTCCATCCCACGTGTTACTGAATAAAGGAATTACGGGATGTGGCGGGACACATTTGGAATTATTGGCAAAACGAAATTCAGTCATACTAGTTCCCACTGTTGAATTAGCTAAAAACAAACAGAAGCAAGATTATCTACTAGTTTATGGGAAAGTAAGTGCAAACGACATTTTACGGTATGTAAGTTCAGATCTTCCATACAAAAAAATAATTGGCACGTATGATTCATTAAAAAAAATGCTGCACATTGTTCCCTCTGACTACTTTTTACTAATAGACGAATATCACATCTTATTTAACGCTTATTCGTTTAGGAATGAAGCCATATTATTTTTATTGCGGAATTATCAAGCGTTTCAAAATTTTTGCTTCATGACTGCCACCCCACTCGACGAGGACATTGTACTTGACGAGATTAAGCATTTAAAACGTCTAAACATTGTTTGGGAAAAATCAGTTCCGATCAAGTTAAATTTAGTTGACACCTCTTTTACCAATAAAGAACTTATGAAGTTGTTCACATTGAATGAAGACTGCAACTACCACATATTTCTAAACTCTGTGCGAACAATTAAAGACATTGTTAACAAGTCAAAAATTACAGACTATAAAGTAGTGTGTTCAGAAACTGCCAGAGCAAACATTACGGCCCTAAACACGGGCTCAACATTAGATCCTGTATGTAGATATAATTTTTACACAGCGACAGCGTTTGAAGGCTGTGATATTTTTGACGAAAAAGGAAAGACAATTATCCTTTGTGATACCAATATCGCAACTACCATTTTAGATATCGCAACGCTTGTTAGACAAATTTGTGGGAGATTACGAAACTCTTACTATAAAGAAGAGATCACGCTGATATTAAATACAAATAAGCATCGTTATGCTGGAACTTCATCAGACGTCTTTCAGGCCAATGTTAAGGAGAATGTTAAATTAGGGCAATATACCGAACATAAGTTTAACACAGACCCAGACCCGGAATATAAACAAAAAGAACTACGAAGCTATTCAGAAGAAACGTACCACTCGTTTTACGTAAATAAGTATGATAATCAAATTTTTTATGACGATAATTTGCGTAAAATGGATGAATATAATTATAAACTCATCACAGAAACCTTCGAAAGCACAATTTCAGTATTAAAAGAGATGAAAAACAATAACTTTATTCCTAAGACAATTGAAAAACGTAATTGGATTACTGAAAAACTTAGTAACCGAGAATATTCATATAAAGAGCTAGAAGAATTATTTAAACTCGAATTTTTAGAGCGCGGGATAGATTTCAATGGTTATAAAATTAAAGACCACTTTCCACCTTTTACAAAGAAAATTAAAACAAAAAATAAGATTAAAGAAACCTATTATAAATTTACACTATAAGAGTTCATACACTTGTTCTGTAGCCAACTTTTACAAATATGAATTATTTAGAGCAAGTAATATAGACTAGCAGAGATTCAAGTCAAATTTCCAACTATTTGTTCATTTATATATTTATTTTGAATTTTAGTTGTATCTTTGTCACTTAACAATTCATTAATTTTTACTATGAACACATTATCAGAACTTTTAACAATTAACAAACTTCTTAAAGAACAACAAGAATTTGTTGGAAAAATGTTAGACGAATGTACCCAACAGATTGAAGCCGTACAAATTGTACAGCCACACCACTTGTACGAAGATTATGGATTTACACGCGAGAAAGATCATGTGTGGACATTCCTAGATTATCAATTTATTTTTGATTACACCGATCCGAACATCCTTCACATTAGGAAAACTGACTCTCTCGCAGTGTTCCATTTCCATATTGGGACTTTAAAAGATTTTGAGGATATTCTTGATTTTTTAGGTATACTTTAATGGAGCAAGTCTTAGAAAACTTGATTACTCGATACTACGCAGGAGTACCTTACCTTGTTAGTGAGATACCGTTTCAAATTGATCAAGTCGTTGCGTACGCCAAACAACATCTAACTGATAGATTTACAGTCAGCATCACACCTATTAGTCGCAGAACTGACGAACTAGTATACACTGACCATATCCTTTCTATATGTCCAAAGTAATTTTCACAAGAAACGAAACTCCACATTATACTGAGATTCTTTTAACTGTTGGCAAACAGACTGTAGCTAGTTTATTTGTAAATCACAAACAAGTTCCTCGAAAACGTCGAGAACTGTATATTGACACAAAAATATTAAACTTATTATCATGCTTAAAGTATTAGATTTCTACGCTACTTGGTGTAAGCCGTGTAAACTTATTGACAGCTACCTTGACGAAGCACTTAAAGAAGTCGAGTTTACAGTAGAAAAAATTAATGTAGATAAAGAGGAAGACCTTGTTCAACAGTATAAAATTAAAGCGGTACCGACACTCATTGTCTTTAAAGACGATGTACAAGTAGACCGGATTACAGGCACAATAACTCCTCGCCAACTCTTAACAAAACTTAAATCTTATGAACTTAACATTTAGCACAGAACAAAAAACAATTGAGATTACTGAATCTGTAGACCTTGCAGAACTTTTACATACACTTGAGAGCCTGGGTATTGACTGGGCAGGTGGCGGTTGGGAAATAAAACTTACACCACAAGTTGTTCACGTTTCGTACGAAAAATGGATAAGGCCGTACATTTCACCACCCTTAACTCCTTACCCAACAACAAATCCTTGGCAATTGCCAATTATCACATATTGTGACAATACCTAATAAAAAAGCCCGACTCATTACTGAGATCGGGCTTTTTTGTTTTAACGACGTGGTCTTGAGGGCCTATGACGACTCCTTCGAATTGGGATTCCCATCAGATTATAAAAATTATGCGTAATATTCGTTTCAAGTTGTTCCTTTGACTTCGGCAGAATGTTGTCTAAATTATTGGCATTCATACTTTTAAGTCCAGCCTGGACCACGTCATCTTCCTCAAAGTCCACGATATTGCGAGATGTTGGCGAGAATATTCGTTCAAGTTTCGTAGCCAAACTATACGGATCATTTTTAATAATTTTAATGTCAGGAACGTAGATACGTCTACCAATAATTTTCACTGGAGGAATCGGTGTTTTGTAGAGTCTACTTAGTTCAGCCGTTTTATTATTAAGCCTATTGGTGATCGCTTCAGCGAATGCTTCTCACTCTGGCGTAAGTTGCAACTGCTCAAAAGGGAGGTCTTCTCCAAGATTAGCAAGCTGGTCTTGCAACTGCATTTCTTCTGGAGTCAGCGTCCCAGCATAATTTAGACGATTATAACTATTTGTAAACACGACTTTCGCCTCTTTATTTTTTTTCGCCCGCAAGCCTCTGCTTAAAACTATTGGATATGAGTCAGAACTTAAAGACCTTTCCTCAAACTTACCGCCAGGGGGCAAATCATCGATCCAACTTTTTATGTCATTCAAGAGACGTTGAGAATCATCACGTGTAGCACCATTACGGAACAAATTATGAGACCGACTATCTTTTGGAAGATTTCCCGACAATATATTATGATATAACGATTTCCCAGACAAAGATCCATATTGTATATTTTTAGATAGGGCAATAGCAGCAGGATACACTTTTGGCACAACCTTAATTGCAGATCTTACGATAGACCCACCATAAGTTCCTGCTAAGGCAGTGTTAAGAATCGCACTTCCTACTGTTTCAATGGAGGGATTTTTAACTGCTTCCGACATAGCGGTGCCTGCATTCAACACTGTAGGAATAAGCCCTGTATATGGATTAGTGAATTCTAAAAGATTTTGAACTCCAGGAGGAAGTTTTTGGTAAGAACTGTAAAGTCTGCCAAACATGTTTTTATCGTAAGGAATTAGTGCCCCAGTATTAGGATTCATGTACTCTTCTTGCCGTTTGTATAACGCATGGTACTTATTTAGTGCCTCTTGTTGAGCCGGAGACAACTCTCGATGCGTACTAGTGCCTGTAATTTCTACTTCAGGAGCAATAGTTCCGTACTGTTTTTCTCACTCTGACGGAGTCTCAGACTTACCATAATTGTATTTTTTAGGCTGCAACTTATCCCCTTCCTTAGCCATTTGAATTAAGCCAGGCGTTGAAGAATTATTTTGAGCAATATTGTTCATAAGTCACACAATATTCCTACCTTTAAAAAGGCGATTAAGACGATTCTTAATTCCAGCAGCATTCATCTTATCTCAATGTTCTTTTGTAAATTCTCCGCCTTTTACCGAATCGTATATACCAGCTTTTTGTAACTGATACCGTAATTGGACAAGATCAGCCCGTGTTTCATTTGGATCAAGGTCGTGTTCTAGACGAGACTTTGCCTCACGTTTTGAGATGTTGTCAATAGCCATACGATCTTTAACTGCGTCGCTTGGGGACATAGACTGTGCTCTGGTCCACCATTCGTTCCTGCTTTGAATCTCAGCTTGAGTTTGGGGAGACATCGACAAGCTCCCATCATTAAAACCGAGGTGTCCGTACTCGTGAGCCACAATATTAGAATAACTTGGCCAGTCCCCTTTATCGTGTCCTAGACGCATTTTAACAGTACTGCCAACTTGATCAGGGTAATATACTTCAGAGATGCCTGAAGGCGTAATTTGCAGATCTCGGTCTAATGAAAACCGATTAATCTCTTTTCGTCGTGCTGCAAGTAATTTCGGAGAGTCACCACTTCGTTGAGACAAGTTTGCAAAATTTTCAGAGTTTGTGTACGCTCGAACAAACGCATCAATGTCAGGAAGGTCTCGTCGAATCTCTTGTTCGGGATTATTTTCAGGATTAAATTTCATAAGACTATTGGTAATGTTGTCTAAAATACAAATCTCTTCATTCTTTATTACCCCAAATGGTTGTCGCTAGCGCATGTTTAACGCGTTGTAATTCGCGGTCTGTAATATCCGGCTTGCGATTGTTTTTAGTAATTTTGGCGTGAGATGTAACATCATCTCAATTTATACCGTTTTGTAACATTATGGGAATCATTTGCTCAACTGCGCTCTGAATTTGTTGCTCTGTTAAAGGAGATTTAAGTGTATTTCCTTCAAACTCAATGCCAATGCCAAAATCATTAACGTTCGGTCGTCCTTTCCACTCAGACACCCCGGCGTGAAAGGTGACATCATTCGGACTTGCAAGTTTGTAAATAGTGCCATCTTCTCCAACTATCATGTGAGCTGAAACTGGCTCTGCTGTATCAGCTTCTAAAAACGTATTCAGTGCTGACTGTGCACTGCCATCGGTATGGTGTAGAATAATTGCACGCTTCTCATTTTTCAGAGGATGTCCTGCTTTATACGACGAATCTTCAGGACCTCGAATGTTAGGGGTTTTATAGTCTTCAACCACTTTAAAAGTTGTTGGCGGAATATATGTAAGAGTTGGCACGGGTTTTGACTTTGGCATACTTACAGGTGTATAAGAATTCGCCGGCGGAATGTATGGTTTAACAGGGGAAGGTTTAGGTGTTGGAGTGCTCCGTGTTGCCGTAACCTCGACTTCAGGCAATGTCCTAGTTTCTAAAACTGGAACCTTCGCGTCTTTTTGTGATGGGTTGACTTTTGTTAGTCTTGCTGGTTCTTTATTTGGAACTTTAACTACCTCTTTCTTTGCAACTAATTGCCTTGCTTTTATTTCAGCCTGTCGTTGTCTTTCATGAAAAGAAGACATTTTCGGAGGATGAAACGCTACAAGTGTATTTGCGACACCCTGAATATCAAGATTTGGGTTATAAGAAGGGACAAACGAAATACTGTCAGGAGTTTTAGTCACATCTGCCTTGATGGTTACCTCAGGAAGCTGAACAGGCTGTGATTGTTGTGGAGTTGCTTTTGCTGTAACTTCTGTTGCTAGATCAGTTCCATAAGTCATAGTTTTACCGGTCTTCGGATTGGTCCACTGAAAGGTTTTTGAACCGCCAGCTAATCTTTCTTTTCTCGCCTTGGCGAAAACTTCCTTGAACGAGAGTTGTTTACGAGGACTTACGTCGCTTATCGCTTGATGTATCGCCATTTCTCGAAGTAAGGTAGTAATACGTTGTTCTACTTCAGCTGCAGTTTCTAGCTGACCAATTTTTTGTCACTCCTTACCTCGTCTTGCTTCAGGTAATGTGGCTTCTTTTTGAAAATCGTAACTTGTTCCACCTGATTGTTTTTTGGGTAGAAGTTTTATAACTTCCTTTTCACGGATATTATACTTCATAATTATATTGTTTAAAGAATTTAGACTTGTTTGGAGAAACGTAGTCTCGCTGCTGTTGTTCCTTTGCGTTAATTGCTTTACGGGCTTTTTCTGGATTTGCAGAATTGTTAATCTCTTTCTCACGGTTAACTAGTTGCACAACTATTCCAGCAGCATCAAGAAGTTGTAACAATGGAAGAGCACGAATTCCTGGAACAGACCAAATCCCAGTCTGACTTCCTCCCTTTCCGAGATTAATTTTTGCAGGATTAAAACGAGCTGTCCAATGATAGCGTCCGAACTGAACATCAGTTTGGTTTGTGTCATCATTCTTAGGACTCACTTTACCTCCACTTTGTGCGTATTGAATACGTGATTCTTGTGGCGTATTTTGGGCAACAATGTTCATTAAATGTATTAAGTCGTCCTCACTATACGCATTAAATAGTCGTTGTAACAGATGTCCTTTAAACAACTCTTTCGCTTTTGTTAAATGTCTTTTAGTGAAATCTTGGGTTCGAGCGTCATAAATTCCGGCTTTATAAAGTTTGTACCGTAAATCATAGATATCAGCTTTAACTTCTTCAGGATCAATATCATGTGTTGAGGCACTATAATCGTAAATTTGTTGTATTAAGTCTCGCAAATAAATTGCTTTAGCGAAAGGAAAACTTCCCAGCTTCATAAAGTCAGCACCTTTCTTTTTAACTGTTTCTTGTGTAGCATTTCGAGGAATGTATTTATTGAAGATGTCAATATACTGATGTCCTAAATTAGAACTAGTGTTTAACATTGGGTTTCTATGCGAAAGCTCGTGAGGTAGAGCTTCCATTGACGAGTCCACGTAGATATTTCCTGTACTATCGTCGTGATAATTAGTATGGTTTTCCTCGCTAATGATCGTACGTCCTCGTTTTATGTTACGTAGTGAGGTTTGTACAGCCTCTGCCACTTTCTTAGGCAAACGTTCTTGATCATACATAGCTAGATCGTGTCTGGTACTTTCAGGCAAATCTTTACGAAAATTTTTACTTTCTAGATACACATCCTGACTAATTTGGTTTGTTAGTCGTTCTTTATATTTAGGACTTGCTAAGTAACTGTAAGTTCACCCTGACGGAAATGTTGCCGGATAAGTTGGGATAATAACGCCACCAACCTGATACTTCGACATAATTTGATTAGTACGCTCTTGAATAGACTCTAAGTCAGGAATAAAAGTTAAATTCCCTTGACCGATGCGCTTCTTCACAATATCCTCTGCCATTGAATGTCGAACGTATTCATTATGAAATGTTTGGTTTCTCAACACGAGTGGATAAGTTTTTTTGCCCTTTGTTAAAAATCGTTTATATTCCTTTCCTTGTGTTTCATAGTCGCCGTTTAAAATGGCTCCTACAAATTTTGGAAACTTATTAAGTCCAGGGTTAAAGTGCATGTCTAGCAACACTACTTGTTTAACTGGTGTTAGGGAAGCAAAATCAACTCCATGATTTTCTTTTAAGTAAGCGGCGACAGATTGTTCTTTAGCCATTAAATCTTTATTGAGGATTGTATCAATTTGTTGACTATCAAGACCCTTACGAAATGGTATGTCGTAAATGATACCTGTCTTGTTTTCTTGAGGAGTAATTAAGTGCCCTACGGCAATTGTAGGTTTACCTTTCTGATCTTTATATTTTTTAGGCATAACCTTTTCATTGCGTTTTAGAAAGTCAATATACTTTGCTTTCTCTGTTTCTGGAATTACAGTCCCTGATTGTGCAATCAGTACGTTTGGAGTTTGCGAATTTTCTTCAACAGTTAAATTACCTTCAGGAGTTTCTTCTAATGTAGAGTCAGACTGCATAGGAGTGTTAAAGAGTGTTTTATAAAAAGTTGCAAATTTCGTTTCTAATCCCGATGAGATAAGTTTCTCAACTGGAGTGTCCGACTGGAGGCGAGATTTGTGAGTAGGAAGTTTATCCTGCTCATGTAATAAAGATTCTAAAAGATTCATAGGCGAAAATTATCGAGGATGTAAATTATGTGGCTTTCAAGATTTTGCAAAATTACAAACTTCTTTTAGAGAAAAAATTATTTTAAGACTAAAAAATGAATTTTAAACACAGAAGTTACTCTTAAAGAGTTATCTCTTAAAGATTCAGAAACTTTTTATTAAGAACTAAATTTAAACATTGTTTTAAAGGCAATAATTAGTTTGCAGATCCAAAATAGATTTTTGTAGAAAATTTGCCGTACCTTTGCGTAATAAATAATATAAAGGACGATGGATGAAATTCTCAGAAAATACGGATACCGAAACGACCTCCACGCTCAAGAATGGCGTAAAAGAAATTGGGTAATTCGATTTGGCCTAACCGAAGTAGAGGCATTTAACAATCCTCGACTGAATACTCCTGGATGGTACTACAAAGAAGCCATAAATACAGTAGACCTTGAAAATCTTCTTAATGAGATTGAGCAGATAGATAAATAGCACTTACCTTCGTGGTGTAATGGCAGCACGGTGGTCTTCAAAACCATTAGGTGTGGGTTCGAGTCCTTCCGAGGGTGCAGAATTAATTAACACTAAGTATGACAGAATTACAAGAACAAATTATTACTTTAAGACGTGAGGGTTTAACCTATCGAGATATTCAGTTAAAGTTAGGTAATCCTTCAAAGAAATTTATTCGTGAGACTTTGTTAGAGTTTGCTCCGAAATTAGTCGGAGATGTTGTAGAAAATAGAAAACGTCTTTATCCAAGATTTTAAAAGCCCACATTATTAGTGTTGGGCTTTTCCCATTTAAAGCAATTTCCTGGCTATTTGATCAATCGTTTGTACTTATTTCTATTTTATGCGATAATTATTGCGTAATTTTGCCAAATTAAGACAATCATAAGATTTTCCACGAAACCGACCACAACTACCATTTATGGGCAAACAACACAAAAAACTTACTGAAAAACACTCGGAACAGGTTGCTTATTTTGAACCAAGAAATAAAAAACAAGAAGATCTTTATAAAGCAATTAGATCTGAAGAAATTGTCTTAGCAAAAGGAGTTGCTGGAACTGGAAAAACCTATGTTACTTTAGCCGCTGCCTTAAGCCTACTCGGTCCTGTCTATAAACAAATCATTTTAGTTAAGTCTGTAACAGCTATTCCTGGAGAAGAAATTGGTTTCTATAAAGGAACTTTAGAAGAAAAGATGGCACCTGTCATGATGTCGTTTACATGGACAATTGACAAACTGTGCGGTCGGAATGCGTCAAAAGATTTAATGGATAAAGGGATTATTCAAGTAATTCCTCTTGCTGTCTTTAGAGGGTTATCAATAGATTCGGCAATTGTAATTGTAGATGAGTTACAAAACTTGGCATTAGACACTTTTCGCACTGTTATTACGCGTATTGGTACAGATTGTAAATACGTATTTTTAGGAGATACTGAACAGACAGATCGTGGCAAAAAGAAAGATTCATGTATGCAACTTGTCGTTGACTTGTTTGCTAATTCTAACCTAATTAAAGTTGTAGAGTTTGGGGATGAGGACTGTGTTCGGAATCCTAAAATTCCAGCTATTTTAAATATCTTACGAACTAACACACCTATCTAATGTCTGTTGCATTTGAATTTCTGAAATACCTTATTGTTACCCACGGATATTGAGCCACGTTTGGCTTAGTCTCAGCTATGACTATTCCAATATTTTTAATTGTACTCATCCTATTCTGAAAAACCGCTGCTGGCAAATTTATAGATAACGCAATCCTAAGATCACTGAAGCGCAAACAAGAAGAACATGTAAAAGGAAATAGGTTGCGTAAACAATTCACTGCAAATGTACAAGAAATTTTACAAGATCTTGCAGCTGAAACGCATGCAAATCGTGCAATTTTATTTGAATTTTCTAACGGCACAACCAACCTTGTTGGGCTTCCGTTTTTATTCATGACAGCTGCTGCTGAAGTTGCAACTCCAGGATTACCACTAGTAAGCCAAAGTCATCAACGCTTAAATACGGCCACAATCGCTTCATTTCTCACTAAGTTGGAAACTGAAGGATCTGTCTTTATAGATGGGTACGACATTCCGGAAGAGTATACTACCCTAAACCAAATCATGTTAAGATCAAACACCGATTCGGCTTTATTTTACTCAATTCAAGGGTTAGAAGAAGCAATTGGGTTCTTAGTAATAATTACAACTAAACAATCTGGGCATAAACTTGATCATAATAAATCGCTATTAGCCATAAGTCGCGCTTCACAGAAAATCAGTTCCATGATTAATTATGATAAACTTACAGAGATTGAACAAAAGAAAAAATAACTACATATGGTAGATTTAATTGTTGACAAAAGTAATGAGATTGTAAACTACAACGACGCCTTACATAAGTACTGGGTCAAAGATACAAACCAAACCTGTATATCGGTAACCACACTTATTCACAAATTTACTAATTTTGATGAAGATTTCTGGTCGTCTTACAAAGCTATTGAAAAAATTTTAAGTGAAGAACGTTTTAAAGAACTTAAACCCCATTTACTAGACACTAAAAGATTTACATCAGAAGACTTAAATCATATTGGGCTAGATCGGGATTTGTTTGTTGACACAAAAACAGCGATTTTAGCAGAGTGGGCAGATAAACGGGAGACATCCTGTATTCGTGGTACAAACCTTCATAAAGAAATGGAGTTAGGTCATTTAGGCGGCAAAACGAAAGAATTGCAATTTCTTGGTTTAGGTGGAAAATTTGGCTGTAACGTGACTAATAAAATTGAGCCTGGACAACATGTCTATCCTGAACTTTTGCTGTCAAGAATTTCACCTGATGGAAAACTACGACTGGCTGGACAAGCTGACTTAATTATTGTTGATGGTTTAGACGTTTACGTGTTAGACTATAAAAGTTCAAAAACAATAGATCAAAAATCCTACTTTAATCGAAAGACAAAAAAGTCTGAAATGTTAAAGTATCCTTTGAATAATATTCAAGATTCAAATTTTTGGCACTATACGTTACAGTTGTCTACATACGCATGGATGATACAAAAACTTAATCCAGATTTTAACATAAAAAAACTTGTATTACTTCATTATGATCATGATGGCGGAAATACAAATTACGAGTGTGAATATTTAAAAAATGACGTTGAACGAATGTTGGCTTTCTACAAAAAGCAAATTGAACACGGTGAATTTAAAGAGTCCAGGGTGAAAATGGTTTTTTAAAATTATCCTTGTCTTGGCTGTCCTAGGTGTTGGGTACTGAGTTTATGACCAGTTAGATACTTGTTGGCGTAATTATATGATACGAGAACGTGAAAAACTTATTTTGTACTATGATACAAAAATTGATTCACTTGAAAATATTGAGGTAATCTTACGAACAGGTATAACTACGTTAGAAAATCGAGTCGATTCATTGGAAAGACTTAAATTAAAAATCTATTGAAAATATGCGAATAACATTAGCCTTATTTATGATGCTACTGCTGTTGAACACGCTCAGTGGTTGGACTCAGTCGTCAAAGTGAGTCGTACTCAAAAGTAATACCGCAGATACAATCATCCAGTACAACTTCTCAAAAACTGATTTACAAGCTTTAAGATTGCGAATGGCATTGTTTGAAACATATGCCGAAGAAAATCAGTTGAATCGAGAAATTATTGCTGTCCAAAAAAAAGAATTAAATTTTTACCAAGAACTTGTGATTAACAAGGATAGCGCAATCAAGTACTATCAACGTAATATTGACGAGTATCAGCGTATTAATGCAATTCTAAATAGTGAAATTCTAGAGAAACCAAAACATAAAATTAGGTGGCCGTATTGGTTAGGCGGTGGAATTATAGGAGGTTTTACACTATGTCTGCTACTCAAATAATCCAAGGTACAATTAATAATCTCCTCAACCGAGAAGAAGAGTTATTTCAAACTCGTATTGCCATATGTCGGCAATGTCCACTCTATTATCATCACGCAGTGTTAGGGTTTATATGCAACAGTCAGTTGTACCTAAACCTAATAACAGGAGAAACGTCCACTGTTCCACTCCCTGGAACACGCAGGGGTTGTGGCTGTGTGCTAGGGTCAAAAACACGAGTAATAGATGCAAAATGTCCAGTAGAT